TCAGACGGGGAGTATAATGCTTAACTTATTAATCGGACCAATCGCAGAAATAGCTGGCACATGGATGTCAGGTAAAGTAGAACAGACCAAAGCTAATGCACAGACTAAAGTAGCAAAAGCACAGGCTGAAGCTATCGTCATGCAAAAGAAAGCTACTGGCGAGATTGACTGGGACTTGGAGATGGCTAGAGGTAGTGCATCTTCGTGGAAAGATGAGTGGCTTACTATTTTATTTAGTATCCCACTTATTCTAGCCTTTGTACCCGGAATGGAAGAGGTGGTAGCAAATGGCTTCGCACGACTCAACGAAATGCCTGAATGGTATCAATACTCACTTGGAGTTATCGTTGCGGCTTCTTTTGGAGTTCGTTCGGCAACTAAATTTTTTGGTAAAAAATAAGGAGAAATAATATGTTTGGAAGACGCAGAAGGCCAACACGTCCATCAGGACAAGCTACACCAACACGCCGTGCAGGTTCAGGCCGGTCAGCCGCCACATTACAAAAAGCACAGGCACGCCGTGCAGGTTCAGGGCGGTCAAATACAATGGCACGTCCTGCTAGACCGTCACGTCCAACACCACGTCCAACACTTGGTTCCGCTAGACCATCTCGTCCAGCAAGACCATCTCGTCCAGCACGTGGTCTAACAAGACGATCTGGTCGTAGGATAACACGTGGTCGTCCAACAGGTCTAACTAGGATGACACGTGGTCTAAGAAGACGATCTCGTTAAATAAAGGAACCTAACCTGTGGCTGCAGAAAAGATACTTGAATGGAAACTCCTACCAAGATTTATGATGCTCGTAATGACGCTTATGAGTTGGCGTGTAGTCGAGTGGTTCATGTCCTTACCCGATCCCAGTGCAGCACAGGCTGGTTTAGTATCTGTGGTAACTGGCGCAATGACAGGAGCATTTGCCGTGTGGATGAACCACGAAGGTAAACATCCCGGAAACTCTAACCACCGTATTTCAGAATCACGTAGTAGCAAATGAAGTATCGTAGAGAAAACTTTATTGAGAAGCTAATAGCCCACGAAGGCTTGAAGCTACAAGTGTATCAGGATACTCTTGGTATTGACACCATTGGTATCGGACGGAACCTAGAAGACCGTGGCATTACAAAGGAAGAACTAGACGATTTAGATATTCCTACCGTAGACCACGTATATGAATATGGTATTACGGAAGCTGATGCGGTCTATCTAGCAAATAATGACGTACAGATTGTCGAAGAAGAACTGTTACGTGCGCACCCTTGCGTAGACAGATTAGACAGTGTACGTCAACTTATCTTGATGGATATGGCATTTAACATGGGTGTACCTCGTCTACGCAAGTTCGTGAATATGTGGAATGCCATCCACGAAGAAAAATATGACGTTGCTGCAAAAGAAATGCTTGACAGCAGGTGGGCAAATCAGGTAAAATCACGTGCAGTGAAGTTAGCTAATGCAATGCATAATGGAGAATTTTAATATGGGTTATATGGAACATAAAAAAGGAACCAAAGGTCAAACTTATTATTCCGGTAAAAATCCAAAACAACAATCCATTGCTGAACGTATTAGCTTTGGTACAGGTTCCAAAAACAAACAGTCTCCCGGTTTTGTGGATATGATCGTTAACACTATTAAGAAGGCGTTAGACTAATGAAAGATTTTAAACCATGCAAAGGTTGTCCTACACCTGCCAATTGTGGTGCAGTAGGTAAATGTCAAAACAAAGGCAAGTAAATGGCTAGACAATTAACTGAGAAACAACAGAAGCTACTAGACGTATTGTTCGATGAAGCTGGTGGTGATATTGTGCAAGCAAAGAAACTGGCGGGATATGCTGACACTTCTAGTACTGCTGAAATTGTTAAAGGCATCAAAGAAGAGATTCTTGATGCTACTCAAATGTATATGGCACGTAATGCGCCGAAAGCTGCGATGGCTATGGTAGGTGGTCTGTATGATCCAACTGAACTAGGTATTCGTGATAAGATGTCTGCAGCTAAAGAACTGCTTGACCGTACAGGTCTAGTGAAAACAGAGAAGATGCAGGTAGAAGCAAGTGGCGGCGTTATGCTTATGCCACCTAAAGCTATTGTAGAAGAGGATGATGACTAATGGCTGGACTTACTTCCCAAAACGTAAATAAACTTTCTAGAAAACGTCTAGTAGGTTTAGTAAAAAATGACATGGGTTATACAGATGATGATTTTGATTTTAAAACTATAAGTAAGGATGAATTAGTTGATATAGTAAAAAATCATATGGGTAAAGATTTT